TGCGCTTATCGATTGCGAAGCAACACAGGGCAAGTCTTTCGACAACCCTGACATTATGGAACCTAACTTCAAGTGGGTATTTGAGACCACCGAGGTTGGTGATGACGATGGACAGCCGTTCCGCTTCATCCAGTACACCAAGACCTTCTATGGTAATGAAAAGGCAAAGCTTACAATCCTGCTTGATGGCATGGTTGGACGCATGACCAGCCAGCAGTTTGCATCCCTGGACATTGAAGCCCTCAAAGCCAAGCAATGGCAGGTGGTGGTAGGTACACGGCAGAAGATGAACGGTGAACTCACCAACGTGATCGAGACCGTAAAGCCTGTCAAGGTGGCAGCTACAAAGCCGCTCCGCAAGGCTGTACCAACAGAAGATATTTCTGATCCGTTTGAAGATGCCTAGAAACGGGAACACTAAAGGAGGCAGGGTAACTTGCCTCCAACCTTGGGAGATAAAGACAATGAAACAAACTAATCAATCACTCGCCGAAGCCATCAAAGAGATGGCACAGCACACAATCAACGTACAGCGTGACCCGTTTGCAGTCATCGATGTACCGCTTCATATTCAGGTATCAAGTGATCATTCTGAGATTCATATGTCCAAGGGTGAGCTGCACTTGATGATAGCCCTCACTGGCGATGATGCTGGTATTTACGACTGCAACAGCATGGGCTACGCTGTCCAGAATCCATACTGGGTTGGAAGCCTCAAGCCTGCCGACGTGATTGCAGACATCTGGGCAGTAGCCTACGAAATCGACAAGATGATGTCACAGAGCGTACAGCTGGTATGACCGGACACTACCGGACATCAAGTATTCAGGCCCTCAGCGTTATAGACGACTGGGGGCTGGACTTTGCCACGGGTAATGTCCTCAAGTACATCCAACGGATGCCACACAAGGGAACATCTAACGCCGATAGCATCAAGGCACTCTGGTACTTGGCTTATGCCATCACCAGGGATGTTGCCTTTGCTGATCGGATAGCACAAGAAGCGGAGGGACTCAATGCCGAGACCAAGTGAGAGCGTTGCCTATGGCATCGCAAAGCGCAGGATTCTGTTAGAGCGGTTTGACGAGCTGGTAGCAATGGGGATGCCACAAGCGCAAGCATCCAAGACCATCGGCTACAACTACAGCACGGTCAAAGGTTGGCTTGCTACACGGCAAATCGAGCAGGTCAAAGAAGAGGATGCCAAGCGGATGACAATGGCGGGTGGCTCCTTTTCCGCTGCCCTTGAACGCCTCAGGGCTGGACAGGCGGTACGAAGACACGCGGCTAGTTGGTTCTTAGAGTTGGTAGAGGGCAAGATACCTGATTGATGGTGCTGGCAACCGCAGATATAGCCGGGTTGCGTCATTCGGATCCGCTGATGTCCTTGCTATGGACTGGGAGATATACCAACCATGACAAAGCTCATCTGGATAACTCCGGAAGCGGAGAAGGTCATCGGATACTGCGCACGGGTAAGCAACCCTAAGAACCAAGACAACCCAGATGTTGCTAGGCTACTGTCCTACTGCATCAAGCACGGCCACTGGTCAATCTTTGAGATGGCTTCAATGTGCATTGAGATAAAGACCACTAGGGCTATTGCTCCGCAGATTCTTAGACATCGTTCCTTCTCTTTCCAAGAGTTCAGCCAAAGGTATGCAACAGTCAATGAGTTTCCGTATATGGGCGATATGAGACTAGCAGGTAGCACTAACCGGCAATCCTCACAACCCTTGCCAGAATGGGACGATTTGAGCGAAGACCAGCAACAATGCATTCTTGATGCAAAGCGGGCTGTATGGGGCGCAAGTGAAGCCTACAACGGTCTTATCAAAGCAGGCATTGCTGCGGAGACGGCACGAATGGTGCTACCGCTTTGCACTCCAACCACGATGTATATGAGCGGTACGGTTAGGTCATGGATCCATTACGTGCAGCTGAGAACCAAGGAAGATACGCAACTGGAACATAGACAGATTGCAGAGTCCATCAAGGCTTTGATGGTTGAGCATCTGCCAATAACGATGGGGGTACTGGGATGAGATTTGGAGAAGTGATACAAGCCTTGATGGCTGGTGGTGGCAACGCTGTAAGGCGTGATGAGTGGTGCGGGGCTTTCCTGCGATACTCCGAACTGTGGAACGCTTTCGAGCTTCATGGTGCAGGGGGAAGGGTGACGCAGTTGGAAGAACTGAGCCTTTCACCCGGTGACCTTTTTGCGAATGACTGGGATGTTGTCAGGCTCGACCCGCGTACCGGGGAGGTAGCCAAATGACATGGACACAAGCCGTAAGGGCAATGCGTAAAGGTCATAAAGTCAAACGGGAATCATGGGATGTTCATGCCGGACACCTTTGGATTTCATTATCCAAGGTAGATGCAGGAAAAGATGGGTATGGAGTACACGAGTTTATAAACTCTAGCGACGATCTAAAAACACTTTATTTGGCTTTTGACCGCATCGGAATCAATGTTACACCAGCATTCCATATACAACGCGCCATGGCAGAAACACTGGCAACCGATTGGGAGATAACAGAATGATTCTCTTTGCACTCGGTGTCCTGCTTGGTGCGGGATGCTTGGCGGTATACAACGAGATGTATACACGTTGGCTATACAACGATGTCAAGCGCAGGGCTAAGGCTTGCGGTATTGACGAGGACAGGATGAAGGCTGCCGTCATCAAAATCACACAAGAGAAAATCGAGGCGGGATGGAATGGCAAGTAGAGTTATAAACAAGGGGATTGAGCAGGTTTCTATAGACCTGCTCAAGCACCACCCAAGAAACGCTAACCACGGTGACGTGGAAGCAATCAAGAAGTCACTAGCAGTCAATGGCTGGTACGGCTCTGTGGTGGCTAACCTGAGCACTAAGCACATCCTAGCGGGAAATCATAGGGTGATGGCTGCCAAGGCTCTAGGCTGGGAAACCGTGCCTGTTCAGTGGGTAGACGTTACACCCGAAGAAGAGCTGCGGATTCTGGTGGTAGACAACCGCACTACCCGTATCGGGCAAGATGACACGACCAAGATTACCGACATCTTAGCCGAGCTTGCTAACACGCCTATCGGTTTAGATGGTACGGGCTATTCGGCAGTTGACCTTGATGCGCTGATTGATTCCTTGACCGGCACAGGTGAGCCAGAGGAACTGCTAACCGATCCGGACGAAGTGCCGGAGGTAGTCGAGACACGATGCCAGCAGGGAGACCTTTGGATTCTTGGTAGCCATCGGTTGCTTTGTGGTGACAGCACTAAGGCTGATGATGTTGCACGGCTGATGGATGGTGGCATCGCACAACTCATACACGCCGACCCGCCTTACGGCATGGGTAAAGAAAACGAAGGCGTGGAGAATGACAACCTCTACGCAGACAAACTTGACGCATTCCAAATGGACTGGTGGCGAGTATTCCGCAAAGCACTAACCGACAACGGCAGTGCGTACATTTGGGGCAACGCTGAAGACCTATGGCGTTTATGGTTTGTCAATGGATTGAAGGATAGCGAGCGGTTTACCTTCCGCAATGAAATCGTGTGGCAGAAGAACTCAGCACAAGGCAGACTCAGCGAAAAACACCGACAATACCCAACTGGAAGTGAACGGTGTTTATTCTTTATGATTGGTGAGCAAGGATTTAGCAACAACTCAGATAACTACTGGGAAGGTTGGGAGCCTATCCGGCAATACTTATGCACTGAGTGGGACAAAGTGAGCTCAAAGAAAGACTGGGATAAACATCTCGGCAACTTCATGGGAAAGCACTACTTCACAAAGTCACAATGGTCTTTACCAACAGAAGCCGAATATAAGAAACTGCAAGGGTTAGCAACTGACGCATTCAAGCGGGAGTATGACGAACTCAAGCGGGAGTTTTATGCAACCCGTGCATACTTTGACAACACACACGACAACATGACAGATGTTTGGGAATATCCTAAAGTCTCAGGTGAAGAGCGGCTAGGACACGCAACACCCAAGCCAGTGGCTATGATTGAACGATGCATACGATCAAGCTCGGAAGAGAACGCAATCGTAATCGAACCCTTCCTAGGCTCTGGTACTACATTGATTGCAGCCGAGAAAACAAACCGCAAATGTTACGGGATGGAAATAAGCCCTAAGTATTGCGATGTCATTATTCAGCGATGGGAAAACGCCACAGGGCAGAAGGCGGTACTAGATGGCAGGTAGACCAACCAAGTACAACGAGGAAACAGAAACACGCATCACACAAGCACTCAGGGCAGGGAATACCCGCCGAGCTGCTTGTGCTTATGCCGGCATTTCACAAGATACATTTGCCAACTGGCTAAAATCTAATTCGCATTTTGCGGACGCTATAGAAAAGGCAGAAGGCGATGCCGAGGTACGGAACGTGGCTATCATCCAAAAAGCAGCTGACACAACATGGCAAGCCGCTGCATGGTGGCTTGAACGCAAGCACAAGGCCGAGTGGTCTAGCCGGGTAGAGCAGACCGGGGCAGACGGTAGCCCGGTCAAGGTCATCGTGGAGTACGCTGATAAGCCATGACAGATATTAGGTTTCACGGGATAAAGCCCACAAGGGCTACCAAGCATTCTGCCGGGTACGATCTACGCTCTCAGCTGGACATCGTTATTCCTGCTGGTGCTACTGTAGGCATTGACACGGGTACGCTTGCTATCTTTCCACCGCACCTGTGTGCCATGGTTTGTAGTAGGTCAGGGTTAGCACTGCGTGGTCTTGCTGTTGCCAACGCTCCCGGCATTATCGATGCTGACTACGGAGACACCATCAAGGTGCTACTGCATAACCGTACTCAAGGTGATTGGGTGATTGAGCGTGGAGAGCGTATCGCTCAGGTTGTCTTTGTGCAGTACTACACCGGGGATGATGTACCGCTAGATGAGCGTACAGGCGGGTTAGGTAGCACGGGAGGTAAGTGATGACAGGAATGGAAGCACTAGAGTACTTACGTACTCACAGGTATGCAGCTATTCGTTGCAAGAAGTGGCCAGAAGATGTATGCATCTCTGCCTGCATTTCTGGACTTGACTGCACATGGGCTCGTTACTATCACGAAGGCATATTTGAGAATGCCGTAGATGAACACAACACCGATGAAGATATGACGGTTCAGACAATCTTTACAAACTTCTTTGATGAACTGTTTGAAAAAGAATGGGAGATAATGGACAACCCACCCGGGTTTACATTCCCACCGGTGAAGTGCGGATGGAACGAATACTACGACCCAAGATATCCAGACGAACGTTTCCCAGAGGAAGAATAGTTGCCTGATATTCGATTGATACTCCCTCGACCACATGAAGCACAGCAGGTGATAATGGCACAGGCAAGGCGATACAACGTCCTTGCCTGTGGCTGAGTAGGTCGAAGATTCGGAAAAACTACACTAGGCGGAAATCTGCTATCCGATCCGGTACTGAAAGATGGCTTGCCATGCGCTTGGTTTGCCCCTACCTACCGCCTGCTGGAGGAAGCGTACAACGACCATAAAAGGATCTATAGCCCTGTCATCCGGCGAGCTGTGCAAACACCTGCCCCACGTATCGAACTTATCACCGGGGCAGCAATTGATTACTGGACTTTGGATGACCCTTCTACCGTTGCCCGTGGTCGTAAGTACAAACGGGTAATCATTGACGAAGCAGCCATGGCACGGCATCTGGAGCAAGCCTGGACTGAAGCCATACGCCCAACGCTAACCGACTACAAGGGGGATGCTTTCTTTCTCAGCACTCCCAAGGGTAGCAACTACTTCAAAAGCCTTCATGCTATGGCTGGTGTTGATGATGACTGGATGGCGTGGCAGATGCCGACAACGGCTAACCCGTGGATAGATGCTGACGAAGTAGCCAAGGCGGGGGAGTCACTGCCATCGATCGCGTTTCGACAAGAGTACCTAGCCGAGTTCGTGGATGCGGCTGGAGCCAGAATCAAGCGGGAGTGGTTACGCTTTGGTGACGCTCCTGAAGGGTTGCCCGTCTACCTTGGCGTTGACCTTGCTATCAGTACAAAGGCGGAGGCAGACTACACCGCCGTGGTTGCTTTGAGCCGTGCAGAGGATGGCACAATCTATGTGCTCGATGTCAACCGTACGCGTGCTGACTTTGCTTCCGTCCTGCGCTTCATCGAGGCTATGGCTGAAAAGTGGAAACCCGTGATGATTGGCATCGAGCAGGTGCAGTATCAAGCCGCTGTTGTTCAGGAGCTTATGAGGCGTACGAAACTGCCTATCCGGGGGATACGTCCAGACCGTGACAAGATAACCCGCTTTGCGCCTCTGGAGGCCCGATACGAGCAAGGGCAGGTTGTACACGTTGAAGGCTTGCCACCTTACTGGCAGGATGAGTTGCTATCCTTTCCAGTTGGTCGGCATGATGACGTGGTGGACGCGATGGCGTACGCTTGGCAGGTGATCGGACAGCGCAAGGGATGGGGAGCGGTATAAGCCTGTGGGATACTAGGCGCATGGGTATCTTTGACCGATTCTTGGGGAACAAGGCCGTAGCCAACCCGACACAAGCACTACCACTGCCGCTTAGTCAGTCCCGTGATGTCTACCTAACCGGCTATGGCTCCGGTCAGCTGCAAACGCTCCTGCGCCGTGCGCTTCCAGGGAGTACCAAAGACTGGGCACGAGTAGCGGGAGACCTTGGGCTTAACGGTATCGTGGCAAGCGCGATTGACTGGTACATCAGGAACTTCCCACAGGCTACAGTCAAGTACTATCGCCCGGTAGACAGCCAGCAAGCGGAACCAGTAGAAGACCATCCGGTAATCGCTCTTATGGCGCAACCTGATCCTATGGTCATGGGTTCTTTATTTTGGAGCTGGGTGATTCAAGACTACAAACTGTTCGGCAACACCTACCTGCGGAAGATACGGTCTACTACCCGTGGTGTTGTGACAGCTTTGCAGTTCCTGCCACAAGACATGGTTAGACCTGTCGGTAACGGCATCAACCCGCTAACCCATTATGTCTACACCACGGACGGCAGGTCTTTCGACATCCCGGTATCTGACATCATCCATATCCGGTACGGCAGGGAACCTTCAGATATCCGCCTTGGGCGTAGCCCGGTAACCGCTGTCCTGCGGGAGATTGCAACCGACAATACCGCGTCAACCACGGCATGGGGACTGCTTGCGAATGGTGCAATGCCTTCTTTGATTGTCGGGCCTGATGCCAAAGACCAGACCGTAGACATCTCAATGGACGATGCCAGACAGGTCAAGCGACAACTGCACGAAGACCTGAGCGGGGATGGTTCAGGCGGTATCGTTGTTATGACCGGAGCATACAAGATGGATCGGGTATCCCTAACACCATCTGAGCTTGCTTTGGATTCAGTGAGACGTGTTCCGGAAGAGCGTATCTGTTCAGCCCTTGGACTCAACCCAATGGTATTGGGACTTGGTGCTGGTCTTGAGCGTAGCACTTACAACAACTTTG